CGCTCGGTTCAGGTGCTGCGTATTCCCCATCAGGTTGATGACGAGGTTGCCGGCAATGGACATCACTTCCCCCTTTGCACGGAAGCGACGGCAGATTTACCGGACGCGGGTTCAGCGGCTGTCACGTCGATCCATGGCATACAACTGATCATCAGGTTGCCATTGTCGACGCCATCGATCAGTTGTTGTCCGAGCAGGTAAGCGATGAAACCGAGCATCCGGGGACCATGATCTATAGGAAGGACTTTGTCGTACTGTTCGAGCTGATCGAATTCCTCGCAGGTCAAAGACTCCAGCACCCTGTCTGGATACAGGCTGCCGATCATGCGAGCAAGTTCATGACCTAGCTGGCTTCCTCGATCCCGTCTAAGTTTCCCGCCAGTTCCTCAATATCATCATCCGTCATGCCGCAGAGTTTCTGTGCTTCCACGACGATTTCTTCAATGACATTCAGTTCCTGATTACCAAGCATCTCCATGTCTTTCAACGTGAAATAGGGGATGCGGCTTTCATTGCAGCAGCAGGCAATCACCATCCGCTGCCGAACTTCCGAAACACGCTTTTTGTTTTTCGTCCCGTCAGCGTTTTCGAACGAGCGTTCAAACAATCCACGTTCCTTTGCCGTCATTCCTTTGACATAGACATGTCCGCCCATCGATGGAATTTCCAGTTTCCTCAGAGGCACTTCCCTTGGAGCTAACAGCTGGTCCCGAGTCAGTAAGTCAGTCACGCTTCATTCTTTCATGCACGAATCAGCTGGCAGGCTCTTCGTCATCTTCGTCATCAGGTTCGTCGTAAATCTCGTCGTCTGCGTCATCCGCCTGAAGACCATCCTGAAAATCTTCGAGCTCACTCATCATGCGGACATGAATCTCACGCAGCTTTCCCCTGGTTTGCTGATGCATGGTCGCAACTTTGTCCCTGCACTCGTCATCAGCGGATTCGGCATGACCCGCATGCACCAGCTTGTATGAATCAGGATTATCCAGAATCGTTTCTGCCTTAATGATTCTGTGTCCATCTTCAATGACACATATTTCATCGGGGGCAGTCGGCCCGGCATCCATGTCAAACAACAAGCGACATTTCATATCTTCGCACCTTATGCGTAGGTCGGCAGGCCAGTCACTTTGTGCGTTGAACTGAACTTCAAGCCGTCATTCATGGCGACTGTGTTTTCCCACGACGCCCCTGCAGAGGTATATGACATTGTTGTCGTGGCAGTGTCTGCGAAGATCACTTTCCAGTTCTGCGCGGCCGGCGTGTCGATCAGGTCGCGAATCTCAGTGTGAGCAGCAAGCGCTGGGTCGAAAAACCCGCTGATTGAGACCTCACCCACTTCTGAGTATCCGGTTTGCGAATACTCACGACCAACAGCGCCGTCCAGCGTCGTGCAGTCGTAGGTTTCAGATTCTGCGCCTGTGTATGTGATCGAATCCAGCTGACTGACTGCTGTAAAAACGGATGACAGTTCCTGCTGCAGAACAGTCCCTTTGCTCTTGACCTTAACCATGAGGATCAACCTTTCTAAATGGTTGCAATGTTTTTAATTTTCATCAGGACAGACCTGCTCTAATTCCCTTCACCTTGATTCTTTGATTCATCTTTTTAATGAAGGTCTTCTGCATCATGTCGATTGCTGTTCGAACAGCCACGCCAGACGACTTGGCAAACCCTGCTTTAACTGGTTCCGGACGAGTGGTCTTTCCCCACATTTTTCCAGTCCGTCGACCGGTCGTATATTGTATTCGATCCTTGGTTCCGATCCCGTACCAATGAACATTCTGTTTGGACATATGTATACCGCGAGTTCTTCCGTATCGCGGATTATGTACATTACCTTTTCTACCAACTCCCAGTCCCACCTTAGCAAAAATTCGGTGGTCCTGTCCTTTGCCACGCTTGAACCTGTGCGCGACAGTAATCTTCACGCTGGGACTTTTGATTTCCAATCTGATTGCCTTCGCAATCACTTTCAGTCCCGCACGCATGCCACTGGCGACAGCAGGCCGCGCGGCCATCTTGTTGATCTTGTGCAGGTTTTCAATCGTCTTGTTCACACCAGAGACTGTGCCAAACAGGCCAGTCTTGCCGATGTTAAATGTCTCAGCACCTTTTTGAACTTTAGCCACTTCGCAGCTCGTTCCCGGCGAGATCGAACCCGGTTGGTTCGCTCACCTCGTATGCTGAGGCTCCGTCCTTACGTGATCTGATTCGATAAGTTGAACGGCTGGTATCAGACCAGTCCCATTCCGTCTCGCCCAATTCCCGAGTCTCGACGGTCCACGTATAAGTGGAACCGTCGATCACTCGAGTAATGATGTCGCCGCTTGCGGGAGTAATCCCCGCCATGTCGGTGACCTTGATCAACCAGTCAGCAACCTCAACAACCTGCTCGTTGCCACCCACTTCAATGGGCAGCTTCTGAGTGGATGCCTGAACTGCCTGATCGATCGTTAGAGTCGTCGCACCTTGAGTGTATGTGACAGGCGACCCGGCAATCGCCCGGATCGCTGTCAGTCCAGCTTTGATAGCAGTCTCAAAGTGCGATGGCATAAATTACACTTCCACCGCTTCAGTGATGCTGATTGCATCAGTAACCACAATCGGAACCCCGAACGCTTCCTGTGGAAACGGTGCGGCGGCCCCGGAAGTCGTTGTTGCGGTTCGACTCTGCTGAAGTTGCTTCAGCGATTGTCGATGCATGACAAGCACATCCGGTCCCATGTTAGATGGGAACTGCGAGAGCATGTCACCGATCAGGTCGTCATCGAGACCAGCACCTGCGTCAGACGCATGCAAGTTCGCGATCCGGCCTGCTGAGAACGACCCGCCAAGCTGAAGCCCAATATAGGCTGAGCTGGGCGTGTAGTAGACAGGGAACCCACCAGTGGAGCCGTCCAGTGTCGCTTCAGTGACAACCGTGTCACCAACGCTGAGGGCCATGCCTGGAGACACGAGACGAATGTCATCGAACCCCAGTCGCAGACCATACACGCTGGTCTGAGTACTGGCAGTCGTTCCGCCAGCACCAATCACCATTGTGTCAGCCAGTGCATCGAGGTAAGTCGATGCCAACAGGCCAACGAAGCCTGCTGCGTCACCAGGGGAAGTCACGCCATAGATGATCTGCTGTTCGAGGTCGAACATGGCAGCCTTCAGATGCCGCATCCCTTCACGCGCGATATAGGCTTGAGCTCCATCGCGCCAGCTATCTGCCAGAGCAACGTCAGTTTTCCAACTGAAATCGAGGATCGTACAGGTCGCAGACACGACTGTGTCGATGGAACTGTCGTAGTCTCTTGGAGTGTTCACAGCACGCCAGAACCCGGTTGGCGCTCCAGTATATGTGTTGTGTTTGTGCGTGCTCGAGCCGTCTGATGTATCAGAGATACTCATCTGAGCCACAAGTGGAGCTTGCTCCAAAAGGTTGCTTGTTTGCGTGCGGTCTACGTCTAAGGCATCCGCCACAAAGTCTGCGACCGTGTGGAAATCCGAAGCCATGATTAGTTCTCCTTAAAGAGAGATCTGAGGGGTTTAAAACCAAATCAGTTTCGGCCGGCGATTCGAATCCGGCTGGCAAATGTCCGTTCCTTCGGCGTTTCGTCCTTGCTTTCAGAAAAAGCAGGGCCTTCTGATTCGCCAAGATCGATTGACCTCAGTGACTCTTCAAGTTCCAAAACTTTCGCTGCCAGCACTCGGTTTTGCGCATCGAGTTCTTCGACATGCTTCGCGAGGGCATCTTCAAATCCCACTCCTTCCATGAACCATGCAGGACCATTCTTGTCCCCAAAATGCTTCACGTAGCGAGCCAATTCAGCGGTATAGTCGTCCCGCGTCAAAGGAGCGCTAACGGCTTCTTCCTTAGTTACATCAGACACGGTATTACCGCCTTTCTGAAGAGACAGTTCATGACGTTCAAGAAATCGCGTGACGAAGATCGCAAGGCGATCCGGGTCAACGCTGAAACGTGACACGCTGGGACGAACGTCCGAGAGACCCAGTGCGTATTCCAAAATCTGCTCACCTTCGACAGCAGCTTCCTGACCACGCTGAAACAACCCGTCAGGATTCGCGGCAGGAGAATCCACAACATCCGCCGACCGCAGAGCAGCCAGTTGAGCGTGTGGAAAATTGTTCTTGTTTGATTCGTCAGGGCTGACATACCTGTCACCCTGCGTGTTGACCTGTACGTGTTCTTCGGAAGCGACTTCATCGAAGTCGAATACGATCGACACGCCAAAGTCTTCAGGGGTTTCTTCTGCAAGCGTCATGACATAGTCAGCCAGGTCTCCATCCGGAGTTTTCGAGGCGGCATGTTGAAAATGCAGGTCTGCGACAACCTGATCTCCATCAACACGAGCATTCCGAACGCGACCC